TATCCTTCTCCCCGCTATGGTTAATAAGTTGTCCATAGCTAACCCTAATTTCAGTTCATAGTATAGTGGCTTTTTGTCGCCCAAATATCTAGCATAAATTGCTTGCCTCTGTTCCAGTGGTAATGAATGAATAATAGCGTCTATTGTTTTCACATTCTTATTGTCAGCTACGTCTAGCATGTCATCAAAGGCATGTGCAGAATAGCTCCCAACTGACATATATGACACTTTGCTTGGGTATCCTAGCTTGTGATTGTCTACCTTATGCCAGCGTACCCAGTCCTCAATAATAGCTGTAAGTCGGCTAATCCTCATTCACCGCCATCGTACACAGTTGAGATTTGTGAATATTGGTGCGGTGTAGACTGTGGGTAGCTTATGACAGGACTATCGTCAGCCTTGAAAGTTTTACGCCCTACGACTTTAAACTTATCAATAATGGATTTTGGATATAACATTTCAGCTAACAAACAAGATGATTTTTTAAAGTAAATGGTATGTCGGTTAGTCTGTTGTCTGCCTAGCCTCTCTTCGGCACACAACTTCCTTACAACACTGACAACTGTAGCTTCACACATATTCATTTCATTAGCAATTTCTTCAATCTTTAACCTTCTGCCATTTTCAAATAGCTCCATAACCACTGGCAACAACTCGTACATCTGCGCCTTTGTTCCATCATTGTAAACATACCAATGGAAGTTTGATTTAGTGGTCATTAGAAATCTCCTTTAGTGATAACCCTGCCGCTTTGGTCGTGAATGATTTGGAACTGTTCTTTGTTATAAAGTACCATAAATCCGTACCCCTCGTATTTAAATTTATGTTCCTTCCACTCCTCCTGATTTTTTTCCAGTACCTTTTTCCCTTTTGTCATTGCTGCAAACTCCTTTTAAATGTTTGTCATGTCCACACCACCATTTTTTATAAAAAAACTTACCTTCTTCTTGGCATATATGGCAAAGATGTGGTTTTGTTAAATCAATCTTCGTCATGCAACTCATCAAACTGTTTATCAATCATTATGTCTTCTATAGTTACCTTATCTGTGACGAACCTGCCTTTAGCTTCAGAATAAAATTTAGTCCATGTTTCATTGGCTTTGTCTAAATCACGTTCTTGTAAAAATTTGTCTTCATTCTTTTCTAGCCAACGAAAACAATACTTCACATGATTGCTCATGTGTGTTACTTCCATAGGAAAAAGGTTATGCGTTAGTACCTTAATAACTGTATAACATTCAATCCCATATCTAATGTACCATCTTGGATGAGTAACTTCATCATTCATTTCTTTATCTCCTTAACGCTAGTTGTAAATCTTTTTACATCTCTTATATCAATACAATCTTCCGTACCTTTTAAGAACACATTACCGTCTGGCTCTATAGACTCATACAGCTTATGGTTCTTTGCGTGGCAATGATACTTATTATTTACTGGTTTAATAACTATAGCAATAACCATCAAGCCAGTAATGAATAATACTACAGCTATCATCCATATATTATCTTTAATCATCTTTTTTCTCCTTAATAAATACATTTCCCCACAAGTATCAATGAAGTATGACCTACATAATTATAAGCCATACCACCTGTGGGGTCATGTAACCTTACTCCCTAGAAAGGAATATCCTCCGCATTAGACACTTCTTTCGCTTCTGGTATACCAGATGAGCTTTTCTGTGGAGCAGACCTTCCACCGTCCCTAAAGAACACCCTCGAATTACCTAGAATAACTCCTCTAGTACCCGCCTCTCTTTCTTCTGCTGAAACGGATTGGGTAATCATACCATTGTTATCGTACTGGTCTTTCTCGTCCAAATTAACAAAGGCGGTGATGTTTAAATAAGTACCTTTCGCACCTTTAATTAACTTTTCTTTATCAATCTTACTTACATCTATACTTGCTGAAATTCCTACTGTTGCCATGCGTTATTCTCCTTAATAAATTTAACTACATCTTCAACTTCAGTCACAAACACACTGATGTCTCTTTCTAAACGAGCTATTAACTCATCATCTCTAACCACTCTTTTAATAAAGAGCTTATAATCATCTGGAAAGTCAGGGTGGTAGCAAGCAAAATCACACCATTTCCTTCCCGTGCAAGCCAATTGCCATTGCATCTGATGAATATACTTTTGAGGGATATTGCCTGATTGCAACATCTCTGTGTGCGTCATAGGTTGTGGGCATTTCACTTCAACTAAACCATCATCTCCCACCAAACCGTCTGGGCTTGCCCCACTCATAGGTACTGTTGGGTGGTCTACAAAGCCCTCATCCTTAACATCTATATCTTTTAATAAACCTAATTTCTCTATATATAAGTTTCTTGCTTCATCCTCATACTCAACGCCATGTCTCATAGCGTCATTCATCTGTATCCTTACCGCTTGTCCCATTAGTCTCTCGGTTACTAGCTGTGTTCTATATCTGCGTTTGTAGGTAGATTCACCGTTCCTAACCTTCACTACGACATTATCTACATTACTGGCGGTTACTTTACCTACCCTTGCCGCGAACCATTCATCTGTTCTTTGTTCCATTACTTTTTCTCCCATGAGTGCTTAATTTCTTTATATAGCGGGAGTAGCTTTATAGCTCTCCTTCCGCCACAAATCTTAAAATCTTTAGGAAGCTCAATAAGACCATGACTCTCCCACACCTTTAAGCAATGCACAGATACCCCTAAATACTTGGAAACCTTATCCTTGCTCTTCCAAGGCTTTAATTTCATATAAGCATTAGCTTTATTAATAAGCTCACCTCTTTGTTCGTCACTAATATCGTTGTATGCAAATGTTACGCGTACATACTTTGATGCTCTCCCAGAGTAAATGCTTTCAGAACCTTTGCCATGATACATTATAATTTCTCCAAGGCTTTATTTCTTCTTTCTTGGCGAAGATGCTCTTTTTCATGCTCCTTTATAAGGTCTGTTGCTATTAAAATACCTTGATACACACCTATATTAAAAGACTTGTTTTTATCATGTGAATTTGCTAAAAAATCCTCATATATATTTACCCTAACATAATTAACAATTTCTCTAGTTGCTGAATCTTCTAAATTTTTTAATAAATCTTGAGTATTAATTTCCATCTTTTTCATCCTTTATCTTTTTAATAAATGGTGTTACTAACTTCCTATCAGCCCCGTCAAGGGTATTAAAATACTTCCGTGCCTCTTCTATGCCTTGTTCCTTAAAAACGTTCTCTATACGCTCTAGCACGTCTCCTTCAGGCAAGTCTTCACCTTGAAAGATAAACAGCCCTAGACCATGGAGAGCAATGGCTTTAGCTAAACATCTTTGCATAGCCGTATTAACTTCCATTGCATTAGGGTTCTTAATAGCTTGGTTTCTAAAGTTAAGCACGGGTAGTTGAGCGGTCATCTCTTTACCAAACGCTTTTACGGTACAAAAAACCATCATAGTTTCATTAAACATCATTGGCTCACCATAAGCCCACGTTGCTGTTTCATCATTTTGTACTAGAATGTCTACCGCCCAAGCCCAACTTAAATAATTAAACTGCCCTTTCTTCTGCACATGTTTAGATACATCTATTTTTCTTAACTCTTTAAACTTACTCATTTGGTTACTCCATATGACTTATTATATTTTTGTATTTCAGCGAACATATCAAACTCACCCCTACATGCTTTAGTTAAAGCTTGTATATAGGTACGTTGTTCTGCCTTCTCTATTTCGGAATATAATACGCGTAGTTGTTCTTGTTGTTCTATGTCTGCTTGATTGGTATCAAGTATGTATTGGTTGGTTTTCATGGTATCTTCCTTCTTGTTAAAGGTTAATTTAAACTTACTTTGATTATAATGCTCTAGTAAGCTTTGCTTGTCAAGCTTTTATTTGAAATACTTTTTAGCATTAATTCTAGCCTCTATAATAGCGTTGGCTTTGTCGTAACCAACACTCTTAAAGACCTTACCTTCCTTGCTTGTAGCTTTAAAATCTACTGCCCCAAAGGTATCTTTAATGCCCTGTATAAAATCATTTACGCTCATGGTCGCTCCTTAAATTGTTGTGTATCCCTATTGAACCACAATCCAAAAGTTCCTTCAAATGGATGATTTCTCTGCTTCTGTACCATCAGGTAACAGGTACATGGATTATCACCCTCTTCCAATTCTTTAAAATATATTTGCTTCTCAATATCCTTCCTTCTATGTAAGCATAGAATATTATCTGTCAGGTTTCTAATATGGCTACTGCCTAGAATATGGCTAGCGTCAGGAATAACCATATCATCAGATAGCTTTTTAGTATGAGCTACCAAGAAAATATGAATATTAAGGTCTCTAGCAATGGTGGTTATTTTATTAATGAACTTCTTTTGAGCACCATAATCATCTTCCGCGATACTATCTACCTTCATCAAACTGTCTATAACAAAGATATCAACGTCTAATACATATTTTCCGTAGTGTAGGCTAGCCACTAAATCATCCTCTGTGGTCGTACCTTGAGCATTGAATAGCCATAACCTATCTTTATACTTACTGCAGAACTCTTCTATACCTTGCATTGTTGGGTCTTTTAAGCCCGTCTGCTGAAGCATTTTAGCTATCTGCAACACAGGCTTCATCTCCATACTAGCCACTAGGACGTTGGTATGTTCCATCACACTCAATAGCACTTGAGATAGAAAGGTCGTTTTACCTGAACCAGAGCTACCCGTTAGAATAGTGACCTCACCTTTTCGTATTAAGAAGTTGCCTTCTTCATCCGTCTTTTGAAACCCTAGTGAATAGCCACTATTTTTTTCTTCCGCATAATATCGCTTAACATCTTCTAACAACGTGTCAGTAGATTTTACCTTGAAGTCTGTTTCTTCTTCATAATAGCCACCCTTCATCAACGTTTCTTTGGTGATAGTTAGCTGTTCAACGATATCCTTAATGACTGGCTCGCTCATAATACCCCTCTCATTTCTGTATTTTTACTTGGAATATCATTCCAACGTTCTTGGTTTAATATGGTTTCAGGTGCGGGATTAAACCCTTCACGCCATTCTTTCGTACCTTTCATTTTAGTTGTCCATTGCATAATGTCTTTAGCTATCTTATCTAAATCCTTGCTAAACCATTTTTGCTCACAACCTTTTTTATTATTTTTTCTGCTGTCAGGTAAAGCTATCCACCATTTATCAAAACTTTCAGATGTTTTTTTAATCACCTCTGCTTTAGCTTTTATGGTTATAGACGGTGTATATACCTCCTCTATACCCTCACTAGACAGTAAAAAGCCTTTAGCACTTAAATTAGCGTACGTTTTCTTTAGGCTACTTTCTGACTGCCTCAACCTAAAAGAACAGGTTTCTAAATCAGGCAATTTTCCGTCAAATTGAGAAGCTAAATCCCACGCCTCTCTTAAGAACAATTTTTCTTCTGTACCTAATTTCATGTAAGCGGGGTCGTTTAAAATATCTGCCCCGTACATTTTATACCATGTCATTTTTTGTTGGTGCTTGGTATTTTTTGGTTTGTAGTGCTGAAACTTGTCCCAATTTTTTATTGTATACATAACTATCCTTTATTTTTAAGAGGCGTTGTTAATAGATTCCATAATTTCAAACTGTCTTAATCTTGGAATGTTGCCAGTAATAAACCATTTGCTAACGGCTTGCCTACTGATGTTTAATTTATCAGCAACTGCTGATTGGTTCTTAAAGTTTTTTCTTACAAAATCAATTGTTATATTTTCCATTAATGGTGTTCCTTTCTTGTGAATGAATCATGACAATAGCACATCAATTTTAATTGTCAAGCACTGTTCATATTATTTAATAAACTAACGGGTAAAGAAATTCATTATCCGTTATTAACGTTATATTATATTCTCTTATCTTATCTTATCTGCTCTAGTCGTTGTATATACACTGTATAGACAGGTTATAGACAGCCTATTAAATGGTATGATTCGGGGTATTTAAATAAAAGATTAAATAAATGTTGACACTTATTTATATATCATGTTAATCTAGCTTCACATTAACTAGAAAAGGAAATTATCATGAAAAGTAAAAAGAAAAATAACGACAACTTAATACACGTAATAGATTTTAAAACACAGAAAATAAACATCATGGATAACGGAACTCTATGCGAATTTGTTAATGACAAATTAGCTAGTATAGATAAACGTTATTTGTTTTTACCAAACGCAGATTCAGCTCTTTATGTATTAGAGGGGGCTACATCATGATAGGCACAAACGACTGGACACCATGCGATGAGATTGAAGGTAAAGCACCTAGTTACCTTCGACCATTACAAGATGATGAACCATGTTTTGATGATGTTAGAGATGATAAAGATGATGATAGGGGGAATAAATAATGACTATATATTACATTAAGGCGAGTGAAACAACATCATATGATGAGGCAGTAGAGGCAAGCAGTAAGGATGAAGCAGAAAATATATTTATGCGAAGGGTAGAAAATTATGAGCCTTCCGATATATCAGGGTTTCAGATTGATTCTATTAAGAGGAGTAAATTATGAAAATTATATCTTGGAAATTAGTAGTTTTTACAGAATCAGGTGATGAGCATGGAATAGATGTTACAGATATTCCTGATGATGTTGCGATAGTAATAGATGATTTTATTTCTGATGATTTGGGAGGCGATACTAATGACTATTAAATTTAAAGATGAAAATACCACGTTAAAAATGAATAGTATTTTATATTGTATCTCTCAAGCAAATGAGCAAATGAACAAGTGTTTTTCATATGATGAACGGGACGTTAACGCAATATCAAGTGTTTTTAATATTCCAGAATCAGATGTTAAAAAGATATATCAGAATTTTTTTACATTAATTAATAATTAATAGGGAGATTTTTATGTTAAATAAATGGGATAGTTTTTTAGTAGAAAAGAAAAAGAGAAGGAATTATTTTTTAATAGGATTATTTTTAGGTATTTTTTTAACGATTATTTTTCTTAATATTTTTTCTTTATTATGATATTTTTATTTTTTTTTATTAATTATTTTTTTCTTATTTTATTTTTATCTACTTTTTTTCTATTATTAGTTTTTTTTAAATAGGAATTTTTTAGCAAAAATTATTAATCTTTATCCTTTTTAGGTTGATAGTTTTATTGGGGGCTTAATCGCCCTCATTTTTTTTTGCTGATAAGTTTTACCTATCACCGTGATAAGTTTAATTGTTGATTTATTTTATTTTATTTAGTTGACAATCTTAATTTAATCAATTATTGTTTACATATATCAATTTTGGTATGAATAAAAAAGGATAACAAAAATGAAAAATAAACATAAAGCAAAGATTGATGAATCAAGAGCTATCAATCCATTAATGGATTATTTCTTGAACCCTCATTTTGAGAAAGTAGCAACTGAAAAAGAAAAGAATTTTGTAAAAAATCATTTTGAATTTATAGCAATTAAATAAGGGGAATAATAATGAAAGTTGAAAATATGACAAGCAATAAAGGCAATAAAATAGCTAATCAATTCATTATATATGATGATGACAAAGTATATTTTCAGTCTTATGATTCTACTATTGCTTTAAAAGTAGATAATGAGTGCTTCACGTATCTTGATGAGAAATTTTGGAATTATTCTAAAACTACATCAAAATACAGAAATATATTTTTAAACATGAGTAGCAAAGAAATTGAGTCTGGTATTAAAGACGGCTCTATTCTTTTAATCAATTTAAATTAATAGGGGTATAAAATGGATAATATTTATAGAATT